TTTCTAATCCTCATATTCTTGAAGGCATGGATTTCTTTAGGGAAAAAGCTTTATTTTTTGAAAAGACTGGTAAGTACACAAATATTATACCAAATAGTAATCCTAAATCTGATTATGCTAACTTTTGGAGAGAAGAAGTAAACAAGTGGAGATATGGACTAGTAAGAGAAGATGGTGAGTGGATTCCAGGAGAATTATATTTCTATTGGAATTACTCTCCTATTTGGTTAGTAGAGAAAGATAAACAAACTAAAGGTAATAAAAAAGGTAATAGAGTTAAAAAGTTTCCTAAGCCTTGGCTAGGAGATTACTTATTCTATCATTATGTAAGTGAAGCCAAAGAAAAAGGTAAACATGGTAAACTCTTAAAAACCAGAGGAATCGGATTCCCAGGGCCTATTAGTGAACCTATTCTTACAACTGATGGTTTTAAAACTTATGGGGATATTAAAGTAAATGATAATTTAATAGATAGAAAAGGAAACCCTACTAAAGTAACCCAAGTTCATAAACAAGATAATAGAATAATATATGAATTAACTTTAAATGATAAAAGAACAGTAAGATGTGCAGAAGGACATTTGTGGTCTGTTTTTGATAAAAATAAAGGTACTAAAAATAAAAATAAACTATATACTTATAGTATAGAAGAGATAATTAAAAAAGGATTATATTGGAAAAATAAAAAAGGAAACAAATTATATAAATACTATATACCAGATTTATTAGAACCTGTTAAATATTCTAAAAAAGAATTTAAAATAGATCCTTACGTAATAGGAGCTTTATTAGGTGATGGTTCATTAAATACTTCCAGTATTAAAATAGCTAGTATAGATAATGAAATTTTAGATAATATCCAAAAATTAATAGGAAATTCTTATAAATTAGTTAAAGATAAATCAACTATAAATTATTTACTTACACAAAAAAATCTTTGGGAAGGAGGTAGTAAGTACAAACACAATAAAATTAAAAATGAAATAATAAATTTAAAATTAAATGTAAATACTAGTGGCAAATTTATTCCTGATATATATAAACATTCTTCAATAAATCAAAGATTAGATTTAGTAAAAGGATTAATGGACACAGATGGCTCAATATCTTTAAATGGAAATTTAGAATTTTCAAATTCAAATAAAACATTAATAGATGATTTAGCAGAAGTTTTAAGAAGTTTAGGAATTGCCTGTACAAAAGGATTAGGTAGAAAACCAAGTAAAAAAGAAATAAACGGGTCTATTTGTAATATAAAACAAGAGTATAGATTATATATTAGATCAAATCAAAATCTTTTTAATTTAACTAGGAAGTCAGAAAAAGTCAAAAATAAAAAATTATTTAAAAATAGTCCAATAGTTAATATTAAAAAATTAGACTATATTGAGGAATGTGTATGTTTTACAGTAGATAATAAAGAAAATTTATATTTAACAACTGATTTTATACCTACGCACAATTCCTTTAAGGCAGCATCATGGAGTCCTAGAAATCTATATTGTTATCCTGGATCTGGTAATCCTAATTTCCACTTAGCTTCAGAAAAAGGATATTTATCTGGAGATAAAGGTATATGGGGTAAAGTATTAGATACATTAGACTGGCTTGCAGAGCATACTCCTTTATCTAGAATGAGATTAGTAGATGGTAAGAGATCTATGGAGATTCAACTTGGGTACGAAGATGAGTATGGCTCTCGTAAAGGATTGTTATCTTCTATATATGGAATATCATTAAAAGATAATCCTGATAAAGCAAGGGGTATTAGAGGGCCTTTTATACATTATGAGGAAGATGGGTTATTCCCTAATTTAGAAAAAGCTTGGAACGTTAATAGAAAAGCTGTGGAAGATGGAGGAGTTGCATCTGGATTTATGTTAGCAGGAGGATGCCTCACTGAAAATAATATGGTATGGGATGGGCTTGGTAATCTTACTTCTATAAAAGATTTAAATAGATCAAATAGAATTCTAGGATTTAATCAATCTGATAATATTATATCACAAGAGCCTATTACATATTGGCAGCCACCTACTAATAAAGAATGTGTTAAGATAACAACTAATACTGGAAGAAGTATAGAATGTAGTTTAGACCATCCTATATTATGGAGTCATAAATCTTTAAAGAAGATGAGCGAACTCCCTTCAATTAATGGGAATAGAAAAAGGAAATCATTAAAAAAAGTAGAATTCAAAGAAGCTGGTTTAATAAAAATTGGTGAACAATTAGCTACTGTAAATGAAGTACCTATATTTTCAGATAAAGAAATGTGGGAGCCTAGGTTAATAGGATGGTTAGTAGGGGATGGCTCATATGGTTTTAACAAAACTCCTATATTATCAAATTGTGAAGGAAAGATAAATTCTTATTTACATAATCAATTACTAGAAGAAGTTGTAACAGAAAAAACATATACAACTAAAAGTGGTAAAACATATGAAGAAAATAGAATAAAAGGTATTTGTAAGAAATTAAGAAAAATAGGTATCTATGGACAAACTAAAAATAAAAAAACTTTACCTATAAATATTCATTCATATTCCTATAAAACAATAACTGAATTTATAGGTGGATTTTTTGATGCAGATGGCTATGTATCTAAAGAAGGAGTAGTATCTTTAAGCTGTGCGTATTCAAATATTTTATTAGAAATGCAACTTCTTCTTCAAAAATTAGGAATACATGGTAATGTAAATTATAAAAACCCAAATCCAAATAATTCTAAAAGTAAAAATGGACATTATGAATTAGAAATTAAAGATAAAGATAGTGTGTTAAATTTTAAAAAACATATATTTTTATTTCCTAAAGAAAAATATACAAGACTTAACAACGTTACTAATATTTATAAAAATAAAGAATCTCAAAATGCAAATCATTTGACTGGTATGAGATTTGAAAGAGTTGTTAGTATTGAAAATATAGGAATAAAACCTGTGTATAATTTAACTGCTGGAAAAACTAACACCTATATAGGTAATGGAATTATTACGCATAATACAGGTGGAGTAGAAGGTGCTTCATTTGAAGGATCTGAAAAACTATTTTATAATCCTAATGCTTATAATATATTAGGAGTACCTAACGTATATGATAGGAACTCTAATCCACAGGTAGAATGTGGATTCTTTTGGGGTGCTTATCTAAATAGAAACAGATGTTATGATGAAAATCAAGGTGAGCCAGATATTATAAAAGCATTAATAGAGATTTGTACAGATAGATTTAAAGTTAAATATAGTTCTTCTGATTCATCTACTATTACACAGAAGAAAGCTGAAGAACCTATTACTCCTCAAGAAGCTATCATGCGTACAGAAGGTACTGTATTCCCTGTAGCAGACTTAAAGACATATTTTGAAGATATATATGTAGACAAAGAAAACTTCTTGTCAAACCACTATGTAGGGGATTTAATTACAGAATCAAATGGAAATATTAAATGGAAAATTAATTCTGATATAACTCCATTAAGAAGATATGACTTAGCTACTAATGATAAGACAGGAGCTGTTGAAATATTTGAAATGCCTAAAAAGAATGGTAATGGTATTGTATTTAGAGATAGGTATATAGCAGGCATTGACCCTGTAGATTCCGATACTGGAAATTCCCTGTATTCCGTATTTATAATGGACTCTTGGACAGATAGAATAGTTGCAGAATACACTGGTAGACCTAAACTTATAAAAGAAGCTTACAATATAACTATAAAGCTATTACTTTTTTATAATGCTGAAGCAAACTATGAAAGTAACCTAAAAGGCTTATTTACTCATTTCTCTAATAGGAATTGTTTATACTTACTATGTGATACTCCTCAAATTTTAAAAGATATGGAGCTAGTAAAACTTACTGGACAGTATGGTAACAAAGCTAAAGGTACACATGCTAGTGCAGCTATTAATAAGCTAGGTAGAGATTTACAAGCAGAATGGATGATGTCAGATTCTTATGGAGAAGATAATATATGGAATCTGCACAAGATTAGGAGTTTTGGTTATATAGAAGAAGCTATTAAATGGAATGCTGATGGTAACTTTGATAGGATCTCATCTATGGGTATGTTAATGATACTTAGAGAGGAAAGAAAAAAAAGAACTCAACAAGCAAAAGAAAATAAAGATAAGAAATTAAAGCAATTATCCGAAGATCCATTCTTTAGTAAAAACTATACTAATGTAAAAGATAGAGAAACTAAAAGAGCTATGGAAGGGTATTCAGATAATTAATAAAAATAATGAATAATTTTGTTAATATTATAAATAATATTATATTTGCAATAATCAAACTTTTAACATGAGATATAATAAACAACCATTACAAAGATTATCCTATAGAAAAAAAACTAAAGAGTGGAGGAAAGAAAATGTTGATGTAGCTGATAAGTTTTCTTTTTATCATAATGAATCTGTAAGACAAACTCTTAGAAATAAGATTATAAACTTAAATCTTTATAATGGTATAGTAGATGTTAGGGATTTAAAGGCAACAGTTAATCCACATGGTATGGAAGCTTCTTATATTCCTGATAATATTCCACATCATCCTATAATGAATGCTAAAGTAGATTTATTAGTAGGAGAAGAAATTAACAGAAGGTTTGATTATAAGGTATTGGTAACTAATCATGATGCTATTAGTAAAAAAGAAGAAGATTTAAAAGGACAGCTTAAAGAAAAAATGTTAGAGTACTTTGATAAAGAATACTCTAAAGAAGAATTAGAAGAAAAATATGCGGAGTTAGAAGATTTCCTTAAATATGATTATCAGGATATTAGAGAAAGATTAGCTACTCAAATATTACAACACTATTCTGCGGAACAGAACTTTCCAAGAATGTTTAATAATGGATTTAAGGATGCTTTGATTATGGCAGAAGAAATATATCAAATAGATATTGTTTCTGATGAACCTGAACTTACTAAGTTAAACCCTTTAAAAGTACACTGTGTTAGAAGTAGTAAATCAGATAAAATAGAAGATGCTAATTTAATTATATTAGAAGATCATTGGAGTCCTGGTAAAATTGTAGATACTTTTTATGAGGAATTAAAGCCTGACGATATAGATCATATAATGGAATATGCTTCTAAGCGTACTACTAATAACTATTCTGATGATGAAAATAATCATGTACTATTAAGAGATGGTTATGTAGGAATGGATAATGGTGGCAATGGAGTTGAAGACATGTTTAATATAGCTGAACTTAATGGCCATTACTTTGGTTCTGATTATACAGATGAAAATGGTAATATAAGAATATTAAGAGTATATTGGAAGTCACTTAAAAAAGTTAAAAAAGTAAAATACTATGATGAATTTGGTGATGAACAATATAAGTTCAGATCAGAAGAATATATACTAAATAAATCTAAAGGAGAAGAAGCAAAAGATCTTTGGATTAATGAATGGTGGGAAGGTACTAAATTAGGTAGAGATATTTACATACAAATGAAACCTAGAAAAGTACAATATAATAAAGTTAGTAATCCTTCTTATTGTAATCCAGGTATAGTTGGAGAAATTTATAATACTAACCAAGGTAGGGCAGTATCACTAGTTGATAGGATGAAAAACTACCAGTACATGTATGATGCTATATGGGATAGACTAAATAAAGCTATTGCTACTAACTATGGTAAAATATTTGAATTAGATATATCTAAAATTCCAGACAACTGGGAAATGGAGAAATGGATGCACTTTGCTGTAACTAATAAGATTGCTGTAGTTGATTCTTTTAAAGAAGGTAACAAAGGTGCATCTACTGGTAAGCTTGCAGGTGGTATGAATAATATAGGAGGTAGATCTATTGATATGGAGACTGGTAACTATATACAACAACACATGAACCTTCTAGAATTCATCAAGATGGAAATGGGAGAGATTGCTGGTGTATCAAGACAAAGAGAAGGTCAAATATCTAATAGAGAAACAGTAGGAGGAGTAGAAAGAGCAGTTAACCAATCTTCTCATATTACTGAGTATTGGTTTAGTAAACACGATGATGTTAAACTTAGAGTATTAACAGCTTTTTTAGAAGCAGCTAAAATTGCTTTAAAAGATAATAAGAAGAAAGCTCAGTTTATGTTAGATGATCAAACTATTAAGTTGTTAGAACTTTCTGATGATTCACTTTCTGAAGCTGATTATGGTTTAGTACTAACTAATTCTAGTAAAGCTACAGAGTTAGAACAAATTATGAAACAACATACTCAAGCTTTCTTACAAAATGGAGGATCTTTATCTACTGTTACTGATATATATTTTAGTTCTAGTATTTCTGAAATGAGAAAGAAATTAGAAAAAGCAGAAAGCAAAATGCAAGAAAGAGCAGAAGCTTCAAATAAAGAAGCTAATAAACTAGCTCAAGAAAAGCAAAAACAAGACTTTGCATTAAGTGAAAGAAAAGAAGATAGAGAAGATAGAAAAGTTGAGTTAGAAGATATTACTAATATAAGAGATAATAAAACTAAAATATTTATTAGTCAAAATAGTAATGAAGGTAATGAAGATGGAATAGATGATCCTATTGCAGAAGATAAATTAAACTTAGAAAGAGAGAAAGTTAGGGATCAAAAATTAAATGATATTAAGGAATTAGAAGCTAAAATGAAAATGCATAATGATAAAATGCAGAGAGAAGACAAAAAAATAGCTGTATCTAAGAAAAACAAAGTTACGAAATAGCTATGAATTTTAAAAAGGAATTTATAATAAATTTAATTATAAACTAAATATTCAGCATTAAAGTTGTATATTTGTATTAACAAAAAAATAAAGGGATGAGTAAAGAGAACGAATTTGATATGGGTATCTTTGGGGAAGAAGATAGTATTGAACTAAATTTAGAAGAAGATAACCCATTTGATATTAAAAAAGATATAGACGGAGAAGAGGATGATGCCTCTAATCCAGCTGATGAGGATGATAAAAAACCTGAAGGCTCTGAAGAAGATGACCAAAAGGAAGAAGATGATGATCCAGAGAACGTAGTTAGCAAGAAAGATAAAGATGATGATGAAGAAGATGATCCCGATTCAGATGGTGACTCTCCCGAGATTTTTACTTCCTTTGCAACTATGCTAGCTGAAAAGGGATTACTTTCTTCTTTTAATTCTGAAACTGATGACATTAAGTCTGAAGAGGACTTAACAAATGTTATCAGGAAAGAAATTAGTACACAGAGCCAATCTTACCTAAAAGAAAAATTAGGAGAAGAAGGGTTTGATGCTCTAGAGAAAGGAGTATCATTACAAGAATACCAGAATTACAAGAATACTGTAGATACTTTAGATTCTGTAGATGAAGAGTCACTAAGTTCTAATATGGAACTAAGTAAACAAATTATCTTAGAAGATTATAAGGCTCAAGGTATGTCTGAAGAGAGAGCAACTAGAATATTAAATAAATCTGTAGATTTAGGAGACGATTCAGTTTTAGAAGATGCTATAGAATCTCTTGCTAGTTTAAAGGAAACTCAAAAGGTAAACTTTGCTAAGCATGAAGAAACAAGAGAAGCAGAAAGACAAGATCAAATCAAATCACAAGAAAAAATTGATAATGATCTAAAAAATTCAGTATATAATACTGATGAAATTATTAAGGGTGTAAAACTTAATAAAGAAATTAAAGATAGAATGTATAGTACTATGACAGGAATTGTTGGTAAAAACCAAGATGGTATTCCTGAAAATAAACTAATGCAGCAAAGAAGATCAAATCCCATTGAATTTGATACTAAACTTTACTATCTTTATGAGATGACTAAAGGATTCTCAGATTTTTCTAAATTAATGAATACAACTGAAAGTAAAGTTACTTCTAACTTTGAAAAAGCATTAAGAAGTAATAAGAATTTTGAAAACTCAGGTTCTCCTGATTTTCTGAATGATAAGAATTCATATAATGGTATTGGAGACGAATTAAATATTTAAACAATTAAACAATTAAAATAAATAATAACTATGAGTATTGGAAAATTTGTAATGACAAAGGGAAAGTCTTGGTCAGGACTAACTCTTAAAAACCATATCGGTTCTATTTTTGGAGCTAAACCACAGTTGGCTAGT